ATGGCATCCGTAACTCTTTCGGGATCTGACACAGTCACCATCAACAATCAGCTCATCACGGGGTTTGCCGACGGCAACTGTGTAGAGCTAACCTTTCCAACAGACATCGCCAACGTCAAGACCGGCAAGAATGGCAACGCTATCTACGGTCTCAACGAAAGCGGCAAACAGTGTGAAGTCAAGATGCGGCTGCTTAGGGGTTGCTCAGACGACCGCTTCCTAAATAACCTGCTCATTCAACAGCAATCAAACTTCTCTGGTACCGTGCTTCTCATTGGTGAGTTCACCAAGAGACTTGGAGATGGCAAAGGGAACGTCACCAGCGACATCTACATCCTCTCGGGTGGTATTTTCCAAAAGCAGGTGGAAGCAAAGACCAACGTCGAGGGTGAAGTTGAGCAGTCTGTGTCGATTTACATGTTGAAGTTCAGTAACGCACCTCGCGCCATTACGTAATATCGTGACAGAGGAGACCGCTATAAAATGCGCAAACTAGATCTACCCAGTGGTGCCATACTCACCATCCACACAGCAACCTTTGCTGAGTCTAAGGCTCTCTACCAAGCCATCCTCAAAGAGCTCAAGAGCGTAGCCATGACCCACGAGGGACCGATGTCCCTAGAGAACATGGTGAAGGACGCTTTTTGTGCCGGGTTCTCTTCAGCCGACATTGAAAGAGCTCTGTGGGTCTGTCTTAGAAAATGTCAGTACAACGACGGCACTGGCTCTGGAGATCTAAGGGTAGACGACCAGACTTTCGAGCCCGTCAAGAACCGGCAAGACTACGTCCATGTCTGTGTGGAGGTGACCAAAGAGAACGTCGGCCCTTTCGTGACAAGCCTCTATGCAGAGTTCAAACGCGGTATGTTGATGAACGTCAAAAGCCAGGCATAGAGGTCACTGATGACGTGCTACTTGTCTACTTCAAACTGTGTAAGTCTGGATATGCGAGCTCGGTAGCTGAAGCTGCCACGATGGATGCTAGGACTGTGTTGCAAGCTCTCAATTACGACACATTCTGCTCCGACTATGAGTCGGCTTTCCTGGAGATGAATCGTGGCTAGCATCGGAGAGCTCTTCGTAAATTTAGGTATTAAGGGCTCAGAGAAAACTCTTGGAGCTTTGGGTGATACCAAGAAGGGTTTAGAGGGGATTAAAGAGGTTTCATTTGAGGCGAAAGCAGCCATCATCGGTGCTATGTATGCCCTTGAGAAGCTCTTTGCTACTTCCGGAAAAACAGGCACCGACCTAACCAACCTCAATGCCGTCCTTGGAGGTGGCTTTGTCCAGACACTTCAGCGTTATCAATATGCCGCTCGTCAGGTTGGCATCAGTAACGAAGAGATGTCATCGACTTTCGTCAGCCTTCAAAGCGCCATGGCTAAAACGCTACTTGGCGGAGCGGCGCCAGCAGGTATTGGCAGAGTCGCCAGAGTCACCGGACAAGTCATCGGCGCTGAACAGATCAAAAGATACGCTGATCACCCAGAAGAACTGCTGCAACTTCTTCAGACTTATGCTGGCATGGAGAAGAATGCAGCCCTAAGAAACGAAACTCTAGGTTCTTTTGGCGTGCACGGTAATATGACAGGTGCATTAGTACGAAACGCCTTTAGACCTGATGTTCTAGCTAGGGCGCCAACATACAGCAACGAAGAAGTAGCCAAATTAGACAAAGCCAATATCGCATGGTCTAACCTTGGCAACTCTATTGAGATGGCAATCGGCCACCTAAATGCCGCGCATGGTGGACAGCTCGTCAAAGACATATCAAGCATGGTGAACGAGGTCATCAAGCTATCAGAAGCATTTCTGCACCTATCAGAGAAAATGCACCTATTCAAAGGTGTCGACATGGTGTTTCAGGGATGGGTTGAGATTTTCAAACTCATTGAGCAGTTGATGGATAGCATTGCTCCTGGACTTCTGGTCATTGGCAAGGTTCTAGAGACAGCGACTAATGCTCTTACAGAGACTCCGGACGAAGCAAAGAAAAAAGACTCTGCAACGTCACAGACCGTTCAGGGGGCTAAAGATATTGCAACGGGAGCGGCAATCACAGCCAAAGAGTCTTTGATGAGTCTTTTTGAATCCGTAAAGAAATCTGCGCCCGATGTCTCTATCACTCACACACTGCCTAAACCGCCTCTACCAGGTGGCACGCAACCAGGTCCCATGGAGATCAACGTCAACCAGAGTTTTGCTCATCCTGGTGTTGACCCGAAGAAAACCGAAGACAGTTCTAAGAAAGGCATCAGAGACGCTTTCCGTCAACAGCCAGCTCTTAGCAGGATCAACTAATGGCTCTTCAGCTATCATCTGTATCAACTATCACGACCACAGCCACAGGTCTTGGCAACCTGCTGCTTGTCTCGCCGCAGAATACAATCGGGTACCAGCCTCAAAACGCTGCCATTGCGCCTGGTAATAAAGCGCCAGATAGTCAACCACCAGCGATTCTATTCCACTATGAGGGTGAGCAGACAGCGACCATTGAAAGCGACATCACAGACCACTATGTTGAAGACAACACAGCTGTCCAAGATCAGATCTCTCTAAAGCCTGAGATCATCACCACACACGGGTTCATCGGAGAGCTCAATGATGTGGTGCCAACCATCCTTCAGCCTTTGTACGTCTTAGCTAACAAGCTAGCCGTGATCAGCGCCTACACGCCAGCGTTGTCAGTCACTGCCCTAGAAGCCTACAACGAAGCTTTCCTTCTCTATCAAACCGCCGCTAACGTAGGTAGCTCAGCAATCTCTACCTACAACAGCCTGTCTGGCGGAGGCGGTGAGAATGTCATTGATTCAAATGGAACTGACGATACGTTTTCAGCCTCTACAGGGCAGGTAGCTAACAGCCAAAATAAACAGCAGACCTACTTCCAACAGTTCTACGGGTACTGGAGGGCGAGAACTCTGTTCACCGTCCAGACTCCGTGGGCTGTCTTTGAGAACATGGCCATCATGCGACTAAGAGCCATCCAAGACGCAGAAACCAACATGATCACAGACTTTGAGATCACCTTTAAAATGATCAGGAGCGCGTCCACCATCAGCTCACTTTCCGGGCTTTATGCGGGTAGGTTTCAGCAACAAGCTGCTGACCCAACAGACGTCGGTATTCAGACTACCGTGTCAGGACCAAGTGTCTCTGACGGGATCACTTCCATGCAGGCGGCGGGCTAATGTATCAGATTCAACAGATCACCTCAGACCCACTGCAAAACATGACCATCATTTTGCCTACCGGGACTCAGTCTCTGTCTATGACTCTCTACTATGTCCCGCTCCAATACAGCTGGTTCATAACCAATTTTGTCTATGGGTCTTTCACACTTCAAGGCTTGCGCATTAGCAATAGTCCAAACCTCCTAAACCAATACATCAATCAGATCCCGTTCGGACTAGCCTGCTACACCACAGCCAACCGCGAACCAAATCAGCAACAAGACTTCCTTTCTCAAGCAGCTATCCTCTACATCCTCACTGCCGCTGAATGCCAAGAGTATTACAACTATCTTTCGTCAGGAGTCTTGTGAGCCTTCTCAATGTCGCCACCAACTCCATCAACTCTTCTAAGTTCGGGAGAGCATATGACCTTCAGGTCCAGAAGGTTGACGGGACGTTTTTGACCATCAATCTGCCTTTCACCATCGAATTTGATGTCACAAGGAACACGCTATCGTCGGCAAATGTGTGTCAGATACGCATCTACAACCTGTCTTTAGCTAACCGCAACGCCATCAGACACAATGCCACTGACTACGGAATACCATACCAGAGCATCGTTTTAAGAGCTGGCTACGGGAATAACCTCCCTGTGATCTTTAGTGGCAACATCTCGCAAGCTTGGTCTGTGCGAGAAGGTGTCAACTTCATCACTCAGATCGAATGCTATGACGCGGGGTTTGCCTATGTGAATGGCACAACTAACATCAGCTTCCCAGCCGGAACGCCCACGCAAGCTATCATCGCCTCCTTAGCTGGGTCTTTGCCCTATACAGACGTTGGTTCCATAGGGAACTATGTTGGCTATACAGGCAGAGGCAGCACCTATAGCGGCAACACCATGTCCATTCTCAGCGATCTCACTGGTGGCGGAGTCTTCATCGACAACGGGTCAGTCAACTGTCTTGGCACCAATGAGTACATCGATGCTCCTGGCGGCGTGACTGTGATCAACTCAAGCTCAGGACTTCTAGCTACTCCGGTACTTGAAAACACCATCGTCAGGTTCGACATCATCTTTGAGCCAACTCTTCACACTGGACAAAGTGTGCTACTAGAAAGTCTCACAGACAACACTTTCTCAGGACTTTATAAAATCATCGGAGTCAAACACAGAGGCATGATCTCAGATGCTGTGTGTGGGTCTGTGATCACTACTGGTGAGTTTTTCTATAACAATCCTCTGATAGGCGTTGAGGCTTTTGGATGACAGCCACCATCAACCTAATCCCCTCAGAGCCTTCCCTTGCTGACCTTCTAGAGCAGCATAGGAGGTCTAACCTTTTCGAGATGAATTGTCACGCCATCGGGACCATTCAACCTTCAACCCGCTCAACCAAACAGCCACGGCCACCATCAACTACCGCAGCAGTTACCTCCGCTACAGCTCCCCTACT